AAGTTAGTCATGGAGGCGGTGACCGAGAACCAGGACGGGCACATTGTTTGTTTCTCTCAGAATGCTGACACCTCGGTAAAGGTACAGCAGGCCGCAATCTGGGAAATGATGCCAAGGGAATTCAGGCGAAAGACCAAGAGCATCGAGGGATATATTAACTTCAGTATGCAGAACGGGTTCACTGGGAGCTCATTCATCTTCCCGGATACTAGGACCCGGGTGGACTTCAAGACTTATACCCAGTTCTCAAATAACCAGACAATTCTTGAGGGCTTCGAGTTCGGGTTCAAGAAACCATCCCGTATAAATATCGGGGCTTGGTTGGACGAGTACCTTGGTGATGCCGCCCTGGTTAATACGCTCCGCTTCCGTCTCGCCACCAGGAATTCCAAGATGCTACTTGGGTTCACCCCAATCGATGGCTATACGCCATTCGTATCAGAGTACCTGAAGGGTGCCGAGGTTCTGGAGACTAGGTACGCCGAGCTCCTGGGCAAGAACGTACCGGTGAAGCAGTACTCCCCGGAGCGGGATGCTGGGGTTGTTTACCTGCACTCCGATGAGAATCCATTCGGGGGTTATGAGCGAATAGCTAAGGACCTCAGGAACTCCAACGAGGACACAATAATGGTCCGGGCATATGGCTTACCGACGAAGTCCATGACTTCCCTTCTGCCGAACTTCACACCCGAGATCAACGTCCTATCAAGTACCCCAAATAAATACGGCATAAGTTTCCCGGATCATAAGTCCCTTACATGGTATCAGGTAGTGGACCCAGCATTCGCTAGGAACTACGTATCCATCTGGGCTGGGGTATCCGAGGAGGAGGAGATCTTTATCCGTCGGGAATGGCCGGACAGGAATACCTACGGTGAGTGGGCGATATTCGGTGACCCCAAATGGAGGTACGGTCCAGCATCAAAGAAACTCGGGTACGATGTGGAGCGTTATTGCGAACTGTTCCTGGAAATAGAAAAGGAACTCAACATTAAGGTAACAGAAAGAATCGGGGACTCCCGTTTCTTCGCCAAGGAGAACGAGAACAATGTGGACCTCTTCACCAGCTTTTATGACTACGGCATGAGCTTCCTGCCAACTGATGGTTCACAGGAGAAGATTGGTAACACCGCCCTGGACGAGTGGTTCTACTATAACCCGGACTATGGCATTGATGAGGCCAATCGGCCCCGGTGCTACGTGCACGAGGACTGCGGGAACTTAATCGACAGCCTTTTGAACTACAATGCACAGGGTAAGTCCGATGAAGCACTGAAGGATTTCTTCGACGTAATTCGTTACTTGCGAATGTCAAATGCCGGGATGGGCCCGGACTACTTTGCCCAAAGCGGTATGCGGGCGACTACTAACAAAAAAGGAGGGTACTAATGCCAAAACAAAGACTAGCATCAATAGCTGAAGAATACGAGGTCCCTTTCGAGGAGGCCATTAAAATTATAAAGGACAAGATCCCGGAGGAATTCGTGACTGGGTCCGGTAAGAACACGTGGATATCCGAGGAGGGTCAAGCTATCATCAATGATGGTTTTTTTATCAATGAGATCATTCCGAAGAACTTCATTGGCCACGTTCTGAAGGAGTGCCCGAACCCGAGGTATAACTTCGTTTACTCAAAGGAGATTGGTAAGCGTGTCCCGGTTATGATTCCTCGCCAACTACGTGGTAAGCTAATCAATAAAGTAATATGTTTTGAGGGAATTCAAGATGCAACAGGAACATCCTATCGATACATTAAACGATGATCCGGATACATGGAGCCATAATTGGAATTATGAGCAATCGGATCGACTCATGGCTTTTGAGATACTTAAACGTACAGTTCTGCACGAAACCCGGGTACCACTTTCAAGTGAGGACCTATATGATAAGATAGGGGTTTCGAGAACCTTTGTACAAAGGTTAATAAAATCCATCCAAAATAGATTAAATGAACAGTGATTCTGCTTCTGAGGCTTTAACATACCTGTCGGACGAGCCCGATATCCGCACCCTTAATTACGCATACGACCAAACAGTTACAGAGCTGGAGGGTTATTTCGATCTCTGCCGGGATTCGTACGATGATCGGCGGAACTGGTGGCCTGGCAAAAGCCGGGATCATCGCAAGCACGGAGCGGATGCTTTCCCTTGGGAAGGTGCTTCCGATATTGAGTGCCACATAATCGATGAAAGAATTACACGCCTTGTGTCATTGTTCATGGCTTCCCTGCGTCGTGCTAATGTACGTGCTTTCCCGGTTGAAAGTAATGACATCGCCCGCAGCAAACTGGTATCGGGTTTCTTGAAATGGATGGTATCCTCCGGTTATATACCCCGCTTCTACCGTGAGATGGAGCTCGGTGCTAATTACCTTCTTGAGCGTGGAATTCTCATTAGCTACGTAGGGTGGCACCAGGAGGACCGCAGCTATAAGCAGGAGATTGACATCGAGCAGATTGCCCAGCTATCTCCTGATATATACCGAGCAGTTCAATCCGAGGACCGGGACGAGGAGCTCATCATTCTAATGCAGAACACCTTTGATGGTGTATCTGAGAAACGTGCTAAAAAAGCACTCAAAGAACTACGCAAGGACGGAGTCACTCAACTGCCGATTGTTCGCCGGCAAATTAATGCACCAGAGGTCAAGACTCTAGCACCGGACGGGGATTTCTTTTTTCCTCCGTACGTAACGGATCCACAACGTGCACCCTATTGCTTTTGGAGGACTTACTACACACCACAGGAACTCCAGAATAAAGTTAATACCGACAACTGGGACGAGGGCTTCGTGGATCACATCATCTCTAAATTCCGTGGAGTTAATATTGATAGCATTGAGCGTGAGCAAGAAGGCCGGCGTTCTATCAGTTTAACTGACAATGCTTACGAAGCTGATGAGTTAATAGAGATTGTGTACGGGTACCAGCGACTGATTGATCCAGAGGACGGGTCCGAGGGTATTTACTGCACGGTATTCCATAAGAACTTCAATGGGGACGATGATATTCAGGGCTACGCAAAGTTCGAGTTGCTGAACGGCTACGAGGATTACCCAATCGTAGTAACACGTTTATCCGAGGACAGCAAGAGACTCTATGATTCCCAAACAATTCCATCGCTCCTGCGGGGTATCCAGAATCAGGTAAAGGTAGAGCGGGATTCAAGAATCGATAGAAATAGCCTAGCGACGTTACCTCCTATTCTGCACCCCGTAGGACAAGCACCTTCTGACTGGGGACCTGGTCGAATGATTCCATACCGCCGCAAAGGGGATTTGGATTTTGCGCCGACTCCTCAGTACAATACTGGCTCACTGGAAATGGAGCAAACATTAACCGGCCTAGCGGATCGATTGGTTGGATTGGATGAGAATTCAAGGATCAGCGCAGTTCGCCAGCAATTCCTTGTGGATAAGTTCCTCAGCCATACAGCAGAGGTTCTTCGCATGGCGTTCCGTTGTTTTCAGCGGTTCGGTCCGGACGAAGTTTTTTTTAGGGTTACCGGTATTCCGGACCCACAAGTATTCAATAAGGGGAACCCGGACGAGAACTTCGATATCTTGATTAACTTCGATGTTCAGAATACTGATCCCGAGACGGTTAAAAATAAGCTCCAGCAATTCAGCCAACTCATTCCGTTGAATGTAAATAACCGAATGAACATGGATGGGTTCCTGGACATTGCTGCTCAGGAGATTGACCCAATCATGGCGGATGCAATTCTTCAGCCAGTGGAAACTGCACAACAGCAAGTAATAAAGGATGTCACTGATGACCTATCCAAGATCTTTGCTGGTATCGAAATGCCGGCACGACCTGCCGGAGCTCAGATTGCTATGCAAATCATCCAGCAGTACAGCCAGCAACCGGACATAGCAGAGCGTGCCCAGAATGACGAGCTCTTTGCTGCACGTCTACAGAAATACGCTGGTCAGTACATATTCCAGATGCAACAAGTCCAGAATGCTGAGATTGGCCGCATAGGTACAGCCCCTGCACAGATGGGTGAAATTCCAACACAAGCAATGTAGGA